TCACAGGAAGTTTTGCATTACTGTGACCTAGGTCGCGGAGGAAGGCGGCCTGAGCACGTTCGATTGGAGAAATACTATCGACTAGGTTTCCTTTATGATCATAGCCAACAGTTTCCGTAAAGAAATGCCAACCATCGTCACCATGCCACCCTCCGGCGAGGGCATCATAATACGCTTCCCAACCAGCATGGAAGGCATGACCAAAATCAAGACTTGCTTTACGTTCCTTGGAACGATAGCCTAAAAAGCTACCTAGGCGTGCCTTCTCTTTACATGCTTGGAACATGCTCCTAGTGGAGTTGTCGATATAAATGATTCGGTTTTTTTCATCAATCACGAATGATACCTCTCAGAGCAGCATATAAGCCTGGTACACTAAGATTCATATACTGAAATTCCAGTGCACTTATGTTATTTCCTAAATAAGCTACTAATGCTCTTGCTTCACTTAAAGATAAAACGATTATAATATTCGATTCGGACTTTGGTAGCTCTTTAGAAACTTTCATGCTTGATCCTCCTTCAAAAATGCTAGTGTGTCACTCAAAAATGAATCCATTTCCTTCTTTACAACACGTTTGGGTTCCTTAACAATGTTGCCTTTCTCACGTTCTTGTTTCCTTACGATAGCTTCCGAACGCAACGCTTCGCGTTTGGCGCGTAGGATTGCTACCGCTTCCAACATCTCCGTTTCGGACATGTCGGCTAGCGGTTTGTCACCGAGTTTCATGCTGTTCCAGCATCGACGATGGGAGTTAGTTCGTGTGCATGATTTTCAACATATTCTACTAAAGCATCCCTAACAATTTCCCATTTGTTACAATTCCTCGCTGCTGCTATAGCAGTTATCTTATTATCTATATAGCGAGGCAGTTCTCGGATGCAGACATTGGCTTTATAAGTTTCTGGCATTGTCAAACCCTCAAAATTTTCGCTAACTCAAAATTGTAGATTGCTTCACTCAAAGTGGTGGGCCACTTGCTTGATACACGGTAATGCCGTCCCATGTTGGCGCGCTTTGAGTAGAGCACCAAACATAAGATTTTTAGCAATCGCAAGGTGCGAATCACACTGGAAGAGGATACGCCAGTAGCACTAATAAGGTCACGCAACGCAAACGCCCGGCCACCGGCGTAATCTTGATGGATTGCTTCAATGATTTTACGATGAGTGCTGATCGTTAATGGCATGGACATTCACATTGTAGTGAATCACATTCTTTGTGGTCACCGTTGAAGCATGCTCCTGATACTTCCACCGTGTAATACTCATCTCGATCAAAGTCGTAACGTTCTCTAGTTGGCATAGTTATTTAACAACTCCTCTCCCTTCACGATTACCGTCAGGAAGGTTTGCGGCGCGTGTGTCAACGTCCACAGCAACGCGGCCCATTCCATTCGGTGCATTGCACCAGACCATGTAACTTCCTCATAATCGAACCGTCCAACCACGTACCCGGACGGATGGGCGACTAGAAGGGATATGGCAAGGCATGGTTTAGTTATCACTTCCTGTAACGACTTAAGGTTTCCGCGCGTTCTCGATCAAGTAGCACAAACTTTCGGGGACGCTCATCGCTGGGGTGTGTAAAAGCTGCGAATTCATATTCATTGTAGATGAATGCAGCTGCTTCAAACATACCATTGTCAACTACGATGATTAGTCCTTTATCCTTCGGAATCTTCTCATAGCTAGTAACTTTTGGAATTACCATTCCGTCGTAGTTAGCTGCGATGATTTCAGCTTTATTCTTATTACTTTCTACTTCAATGTAATAACCCATATACTCCTCCTCGGTCGGGTCGGGCTGGTCAGTTAACGGCACAACTCAAAACCACCGAACTTAACACAAGTCAGTGGTGGGACCGTGTCAACAGGATGGTAACTACTGTCAATCCCCTGACGTAGGAGTAGACGCGCGCCTGTCGTACGATTCCGCGCCCACTGCAAGAGGGTCACGCCATGACCCGTTCTAAAATCGTAACAGACGCCAGTGGCTTCCTCGAAAGTGGTGCTGCCGCGATCTAGGAGGTATACTGACCACACTGGACCGCTACAAACATCCTCCATGTCTTTGGTTGCTTGTTGTGGAGCTAACTGACCACTTGCGTAAGCTACTAGTGGAGTCCCCAGAATCAATGCTACGATTAACTTTTTCATGGGGCTTGCTCCTCTTCCTGGTCATCAGGATCAGGCACGTTAATCAGAAACCCACCACATGATCCGCAACTATCATCATCCTCAACTTCAGTAGGGTCAACGAGGTTGTATCCTTCCTTTGACTCTTCTTTCTCGAAACAATCCTCGTGGAACCTTTCTCCTTTTTCGTTTTCCCAGATTTTAGTTGACATGTTCTTCTCCTCGCTTGATAGCCAAGGCTAAGTCTTCTATTTCATCGAGAGTTAATTCAGCCGTATCGAAGCGGTGATCACGAACAGCTACGTAAAATCACATTCCGTAGGATTCGATCCAGGGATTTTCATAGGTAATACCAGACCTAGAGATTAGTAGTTGCTCTTCAAGTCCATAAAGTTCACGGACCTCACCTATTGCACACTCAGTGGGCTGTCTGGCTAATTGTCGATCAACTTCTGAAAATGTTCTATTTCGACGCGCATTCAAGATACGTTCACGCCAATTCATAGCGTTTTTCCTTTTCTAGGTAAACTAAGTTTAGTATTCCTTGTTTAGCATTCTCGTGCATCTTCGCAGTTGGATGCGCCGCAAAATGCAAGGCTAGCCTCACCGAAGGAATGTCACGCCCCTCCCGTTTCACCACCAACGGCTGTAACCACACTGGTATGACATTCATGGGGTTTGGATGTCAACCGCACGCGCGGTCACTGGTGTTTGCTTTGTGATACTGACGTTATGGACTACCGTCATCCATGTAAAGGATACTACCATCCCTCCAATGATTAGACCTGCGATAAAACCTTCGAGAAGGGAGGCTTGCAGGAACTGCTTGTTCCAGTAGTGAAGTGATTTAATCATTGTAGTTGTCCTACTTCATCTTGGATATATTTCTTGATTGAAACAATTGCTAGTTTTACTCGTCTTCGATATCCCCTATGTGGTGGAATAGCCTCATAGGCATCCTCGATATCTTTTATTTTCTCCCACATATCTAACCAGTTTTCGTGTGTCATCGTAGGCTCCCTACCGCTCGGTCTATTGACTTCTGCTTCGCGATAATCTTTTTTGCTTTGTAAGTATCGAGACTATCCTCGAACACTAGGTGTTGGATTAGCATGCTTTTTGCGTTAGCATCACCACGGCCAAGGCCATGCCCGCGATCCTCGGCCTGGGTCATGTCACCCGGCACCCACATTTCTTCTGCGAAGATCGCTGTTGAGGATGCTAGACTGTAGGATTGAGCGATAGAGATACTCCCAACCCAGAGGGTTAGATTATCATTGTTGTTAAATTGTTCAGCGAGAAGTGCAGCCGGATCTTTACTCTGTCCGATATGTAGTACACTGTTAGGCTTAAACTTGTCAGCAATAGCCGTCAAGACATCACGGTGATGCCCGAACACCATGACTTTGTCGCGGGCCTCTAGCGCATTCTCGATATGCTCGATCACCAAAGGAAGTTTGGCTAGTCCGATAAGGTGAGCGACGCGCGCCATTTCCTCGAATGCGTATTTCTTGGTGTACTTCAATTCCTCGATAATCGCGGCCCAATCGAATTCATCACCTACGACGTCACTCTCATTTCTCATTGCGTTCAGCAAATCGACGGCCTTCGTATCATTACCTTGGAATTGTTGAAAGAGTTTCTTTTCCTCCTCGATCAGTTTTGCTACTTCCGGCGTGACTTCAAATTCTACGATCTGCCGCCGCTTGCGTGGGAGCTCTGTCAACACATCCTTTTTCAAACGGCGGGTCATGATTGTTGCTCGTAGCATTGCATTTAGTCGATTGAGGTTTCGTCCGAGACGCTCACTTGATCTAGAACCGAATTGACTCTCGAATCGTCCATATTCGGGCCAGTTATCTCGATCGAGATAGTGAATGAGGGGGAATAGCTCATATGGATAGTTAACAATTGGGGTCCCTGTAACAATAACTTGCTTATTACCATGAATAGCATATGCATATTTACTGCGTTTGGTATTCGGAGTTTTAAGGTAATGACCTTCATCGTAGACCACCAAGTCCCATTCCTGCTTTTTAATTTCAGAGCCCCACTTCGTGAGTGCCTCGTAGTTCGTTATCACGCGGTCGTCGAATAAATACAACTGTGAGTAAGCAACGGTGATATCTGGTTCGATACAGAATTGTTCAAAATGCTGCTTCCATATTAACTTTGCGTTATTTGGACAGCCTATTAAAATCCTTTTTGGTCTAGTAGCATTAATATAACCACAAACTTCTACAGTCTTGCCCAGGCCCATTTCGTCTGCTAGAAGGATGTTACCATCCCTTCCCAACATTTCGCGAATTCCATCAATCTGGAATTTCAGTATGTGGATTTTGTGGATGGTGCACTGATTACCGGACAAGCTGTCGAAGTTTGGACATTCGTAAGTGCCGATGCCAACAGGCCAAGGGATTTCCATGTTTGGGTCGAGGTGGTAGTCAATCATTACATTGTCTATTACAACATTGGCAGATTTTGAAGTATGACAGATGCCGACAGAAACTACACCACCACATCACTTAGTTTCCTTCCTATGATCCTTACACCTAAAAACCCACCGACCGCCACGAATCACCAGGACCAAACTACGACGTCTGCAAGGGTAACCTTTTTTAGTGTTAACCTCACCACAACGTGAGGCATGTAGGACGTGTTTGGTGGGTTCGTTAGTTGCCATCGCGAATGTAGTAATCTTCCTTAAGAGACATAAAATAGTTTATTGATGTAGTTTCAGGGCTGCTACCCAGTTGGATATCTACTACGGCGACATATCTACTATATGTCCATAAACCGATGGGTGATAATGGCGCTTTTTCTTGTAGCCGCATTCCATCGGTGATTTGACGTATGGCATTAATCGTCATTGTCTAGCAATCCTTTTAAGATTCGAGCTACGTCAACGTCGCCATGCGCGGCCTTCATCAATGCAGCTTCACGCCGTTCCTCTAGCTCAATCTGCATCGCGGATCGCACTGGCATGTGAGGTACTGCCTTCCATGCTTCGCGTAACTCGAAGTCCACCGCTACTAACTCGCGGATGATGTAATCCTTACGGTCCATGAGTTTGCGAACGGCTATGAGGGCTTCTGTGACTTTCGCTAGGATGACGTGGTCGTCTTGCACGGTGACCCCCTTTTACCACGAGACTCGGTTCAAGTCAAGCTAAATCAGAGGCGTGCCAGATTGGCACTCTGTGTGAGAGTCTTACAGAAGGTGCTTTTAATTGAAGATGCCGGTTTTTATCAGGAACCGGCAAACCTGCTTGCCTACCTAACGTCGATAGTAATGGATACTGCGATAGCCCAGAGAAGCGATAGACTCTGGACTACCTTCCACCGTTTAGGCAGTCTGCGTCTTGCCCACCACTTCCAGCATGCCAGAAGCAGCGTTCTCACGCGCCTTGCCAGCGTCCACCAGCTTCCGAGCGGCAGTCTGAAACTGGTTGTAGTTGAGTTTGCGGTCGACGGACTTGATCGACTCCGCGTGTTCCTCGACGTCGGGATCGGTGATGCCCAGCACCATGAGATCCGAGGCGCGCTTGCCGCGCATCCCATTGATACCGATCACCAGCTTGTCCGCAGCAACCGTCATGAGATCAAACTTCGGCTTGCCGGCGCCGACGCTGATCTCAGTCGACTCCTGCTGGATTGACTCATAGACCGACGTGCGGACCGCCTTGTCCACGCTGTTGATGTAATGTTGGTACATGAACGCGAGGGGCGATGGCAACTTGTCGGGGGTGCTGGACTTTCGCCCGTAGACTGCCTCGAAAAACGCCCCGCCATCGGGCTTTGAGGAGGCCTCCATCACCGCATTCTGGAAAGCCTCTGGCGTTGCCGGCACCGTGTACCGCGCGGTGACGGTCCCCTTGTCTTCACCGCCTGCGGCAGTCTCGATCTCGATAACCTTGACGTTGCCGTCATTCGACACTTCCCGTTCCACTCGAGCCTTTGGCATGGTGCTCTCCTTGTTAGTTAGAGGTTAACTGCTAGCGGACTTCCTGGACGAGATACAGGGGCCAGCCATCGCTAGCTACACCTTCGACCATGGCCCAATATAGAGTAGGTGCATGACAGGTGCACCCGGTCTCCCGCGTTCCGTGACAGTGTGCGCAGCGGATCATGATCGATCCCTTCCTCCGGGCGTCGTGTTCCATGCTTCCTTTGTACTCTCAAACCGAAGGTTTGTCAAGCTTTTTTCATCAACCAGAGCTCGCCAGCGGGGCGAGGTTGACGGATCGAATTCCCACCCGTCAACCCTCGCGCCGTAGGCGTATGGCTGCTTGTTCTCGGGGCGCACTGCGTTCGCTTGGTGGCTCGCTGACGCGGCCAGCCTAGGCTCTCCGAGAAGGCTCCGTAGCGGCCTGCTCTTGCAGGCCAGCGGACTCCGAGCCCCAAAGCTGGCGAAATCAACGCGCAGACGCGCACCATTGCGGCCATTGGGTTATCACCTCCTCCTCGGAAGATTTGCCACCTGCTCTAATGCTGCATCTCTAGCTGCATCGTCTAGATAGCCTAGAACGTCGTCCGTCACTGGTGTGTCATAGACCAAAGCATCATTAAACAAGACCGCTAATTCCCATAGTCCTTTATCCCCGCCATAGCTGTATTTGTGTTTCACTACGCTAGCCTTATAGCCGTTTTCGAAAGTATAAATCCTCTGAACCCCTTGTAGCTCGCTGTCCGGATACTCTTCGTAAGCTGGAAACTTCTCTTGATTATTTTGTGGAATTTTCATCGCTTCCTCCCTCTCTGTTGAAACACTCTTCATGTACCAATTGCAGATTGTATAACTTAACATTACCATTGCGTACAATGTAGTCTATTTGTGGAGAGTCGGTCAATGTTAGTTTGCACACACCACAGGTGAGACCGTCTCGCATTAGTAGCTTCTCAACACGCGTAGCGTGTAGGGTCTCCTGGCCGCGTCGGTTACGGCTCCGCATGCGCCAGACGTACCTCCGCTGTGTTTGTTTCTTGTCACGACACCGTTGACAGTAACTACCGCGTAGTGTGTCACGGCGCGCGCCGCAGTTTATGCACATCGTTGGAGCCCATACGTCCATGACTCACCCCTCCTAGACTCTCTCGAAGTCAATCGAATCCTACACTTAGTCGCGGCAGTGTGTCAAGGGCTCATTTTCCCTGACCCCGCGCGTAGTTAGCATATCCTCACTCTACCAGGCCCGGCCCCCTTGCGCGTGTGTGGGGGTGGGCTCTCTTTGTTAGTCTTATGTTAGTAGTATTAATTATATATAGTATATATAATTATATATATCTGTATATAACAACCAAACCCAGACCCCACCCTCACACGCACCCCGGACCCAGACCGGTTTGGTGAGGATGCGGTAAACCCGCGTCAGGGCTCGCCAAAAGGCGCGGTGAGACGCTGCCGAAGGTAAACATGCGCCATTGTTGGTGAGGGGCCTGTCTAGGCACTGTGAGTCACCACTCGATCAATCGGGCAATATCAGCGTGGTTGACGATGAACCAGCGTCCATAGCAGCGCACCCAGCACCATTGAATATCCCCGCACCATTCAATTTCTTCGATCTCTGAAGGGGGCACCCAGCGCGTCACCTTGATTGTTTTCATACATACAGACTAAAGCAATCCCAATGCCACACCCCACCACCAAGCGAAATGTGGCTCACCGACCGTGTGTCTACCACTGGTAGTGTCGACACTTGTTGACATCCGGCAGACTGCCCGGATCGGGCGCCCGCCTGCTGGGCATTTTGGTAGTTCATCAATGTTTTCAATGATTTACACCCGGCCCAAATTCCGACATTTTGTCTGTATCATTGATTAGTATTGATATATGTTGATTTATTGAAAAAATTGAAAGGCGTGTAAATTGCAGATGCAAGAGGGGGGCCAGGGGGCTTTTGATGATAATTGGCATGGATTTTGCAGTCACTTCCACAGAATTTTTCAGTTTTCTCTAGAATTAAAAATTCGGACCGTTGTTTATGTCTATGACATTGAGAATAATTGTTAGGGTGTGAATGAGGGTTAGGCAGGGTACGAGGGGTGGTGGGCGCGGATTTCGCTTGACACTAGGACCGGGGGTGTGGTAGGCTGGACGTGAAGTGGCAGAAGTGTATCAAAGTGAGTCACCAGACGAACGGGCAGTGTCATTACCTTGCGGGCTAGAACCACTCCGCTCCCTAGCGGTGGCAGTGGAACTGATTCCAATGCGTTCGCGTATGGCATTGTATACGTTCCTCCACAATCATCAAGAGGAATTCCCGCCGCGGTACATGCCCGGGCGCCTGAAACCTGTCCGGATGTTGTATGATAGTGAAATTATCAAGATCCGGGAAATGTTGCTAGCGGAGCCTGACCCATACCACAGTGATGCGTTTATCGAGTCGCGTGCGTCGAAGGGTGTCTACCTACGTGGGCACAAGCGTCCGACCTCGCCTATCGACCTAGTGATGCAGAGGGCGATGGCACGATGACTAACCCTGTCAACATCCCCTCGTCTGCATTCAATGTCGAACGCGCCCGCGCCACCATGTTAGCTAATGTCACCATCCCTCCTGATATCCTGGACCGGGCGATTGACAAGATTTACCAAAAACTCGAAGCTAAGAAAACCTTGTTTTTCACTCATCGAGGTGAAGTAGTCGAGAAAGTTGATGTTGAAGATACTAATGCTCAGTTAGTAGCAGCGGACAAAATATTTGACATTGCAGGCGTGAAAGCGCGCGAGCGTGACGCGCCTGCGGCGATCCCGCAAGTAGCCTTGGAAATGGACTCTAAAACTGGTGTCGTACGCTTGGTCATTGGGAGCGCGCCCATAATGGAAACGCGGCCCGCTATTGTCAACGGCGACACCAGTATTCTTCAACTTCCTCCTGCTGGAGAAGCAGTAACTCTTGAAGACTCAGCAAGAGAATCTGTGTTGGCCGGGGCGCCAACCCAGCAGGAGGAAGATACACCACAAGTAGTAAAGGTCAAGCGAGGGAACCTCCCAATAGATGTCTACAAGGCTTTGTTTGGTGAGCCCGACGATAACAAAAATGGATCAAGTTGAGGTTATCGTATCAAATGTGGTTTATCGCCGTGCGGCTTTGGTGGAGCAGTTTTTGGTATCGCATGTGGAGTGTTGGCCGGGCGCTACTAGAATGGTGCCTATTGGGCAAACCTTGAGTGAAACGGTGAAATGTTCTTGTGGTGCCCAACTGGAAGTTGTGATTCTCACAAAATTGGTCATATCTAGTTACCAACCAAAATGAACCTAAAGTTAGGTAGATGGGAAAACCGTAGTACGTCGGCGCTTGGTTCCGTCAAGCGTTTAGAACGAAGGCTCACTATCTACCTAATATGATTACTAGAGATCTCCACCGCCTACGATCCTACCAACGCGAGTCTGTCGCGGCCCGTCAGCGTGGTATCAAACGTTTTGTAGAAGTCTGGCATCGTCGCGCTGGCAAGGATCGCACCTGGGCCGCCATCACTTGTATGGAAGCGTTGCAACGGCGGGGCGTCTATTACCATTTCCTCCCGACACTCGGCCAGGCCAAACGTGATGTGTGGGACAATGTCATCATGGATCGTTATGATGGTGTTGAACATTCCTACAAGATGATTGATGCGGTGTTTCCACCGGAACTCCGGGTAGGCAAACCCAACGAAACTGAGATGCAGATCAATCTTGTAGGTGGATCCGTCTGGCAATTGATGGGAGCGGAGAATATTGATGCCATTAATAGAGCTCGTGGTTCTAACCCTGTTGGTTTGGTCCTTAGTGAATATGCCTTTATGGATTACGATCCTTGGTCTGTGCTTATGCCCGTGCTGCTTGAGAATAATGGGTGGATTGCTTTCATTTCTACTCCCAACGTGGAAGACGACAACTTCCACATACTTTATAAGTCAGCTCTTAGAGATCCCAAATGGTATGCTCAACTCCTCACAATTGAAGATACACGCCGAGATGCGGAGGGGGAGGACAGAAGTCCAGTAGTTTCACGAGAAGACATCGACGCCGAACGCAACAAAAACACCACCGAGGAAGACATCCAACGTGAGTTCTATTGCTCGTTTCGTGGTTACATGCGCGGCACCATTTATGGTGATGTTATTACTGCCGCTGAAAGTTCAAAGCGTATTAGTAGATTCCCTTATATACCGCAGTTGCCTGTGGGCGTGTGTATTGACCTTGGTCATAGTGATGCAATGTCTGTTTGGTTCTACCAAGCCCGTGACAAGGGAATCTACTTCATAGACTATTGGGAAGCAACCTTGAAAGATATCAAAGATGTTGCGCATATGATGCGCGAGGATCGTCAGTATCAATATGGCCGGGTGGTCCTCCCCTGGGACGGGCGCGCGGCCGCGAACTATATGGAAGAAGTAGGATTCAACAACGTAGTTGTTTGCCAGCGTAATCGAATGGAGTCAACTGGTCCTGCCGGCGCAAGTCTGCATTCGCAGATCAACGAGGTTCGCCTCCAATTCAATCGCTTCTATTTTGATGAAGTTACTTGTGCAGTAGGACTTAACCATTTAGGTAAGTATGCTAGGAAGTATGACCGTGAGAAGAAAATCTATGTTAGCGAACCTAACCATGACGAACACTCACACGCGGCCGATGCGCTGCGAACGGGCGTAGCTGGTGGTTTTGAGCCTTTACAGTTTGCTGGTCAATTTCAGCAAGGTGACTTGAAAGTAGAAAGTATGTTCGACCCGCGTGGTGATAGATTATGAACACTGCCAGCATTCTTGCTCTTTTGTTTCTTGTGCATGGACCGGGGCGGCCGGATTTGTGGGCTGGAATCTATCCTAATGATAGTAAGTGCGGTTACGAGCGTCGCGACGGTGATAGGACCACTAGCACGCGGGTGCCATGCGAATGCAGCCTTCCCGAACTCCTCGCCGCCTCCCGTGAGTGGGCCGAGCTAGACCGTCAGCAGGTGATTCATATGTATCCAGTGTCTGCAACCTCCGCCACCGAGTTGCGGCGTATTGCTGATCTCATAGAAATGGAGAACACAGCTCATAAGCGTTGGTACAAAGCGGTAGAGGCTTGTAAGTAATGTTTAGTAATCCAAAACCCCCACCACCAGCGGCAACGCCTGCGCCTCCAAAGGAGACAGATAAAGCTGTGCAGGAGACAATATCAGAAGCCTTGCGGCGGCGTATGCTGGCAAAGGGTTGGAAGTCAACCATCCTTGCTAACTATATGATGGATGACCAGACACGCGCCTTGCAGGCGACCTTGGGCTCCTAGTGAATAAATTGCTTGAAGCTCATGACATATATATGGATCAAATATTGCAAGTAAGAGACACTATATTTGGGAAGCTATGTGGGTTATGCTCAACCAATACTCCAATATCTAAAGATACAGATGGTGTTATCATTCATATTTATAATACTGTAAAGATAGTTTGCACAGCAAGAGCATTATTAGACAAGGCCAAGCTAACGTGAAACGTAAGAACAACAACAGAATTTTTAGGTTACATTTGAAAGATCCCAAAATTGTCAATATCGAACGTTGGCTTGATCAGGTTAATGAACGTAATGTACGTAACATCGCCCAAGAAGGTTTAAAAGGTCACAAAGTTTGATTGATGGTATCGCCGTTGTGAAGCGTTACGAACGCCTAAAAGGCGAACGCTACAACTTTGACAATCGTTGGGAAAGGATGGCAGCATTCATCAGCCCCTCCCGGCAGGGCATCATCGCGAAGTATGCGCAAGGCGTTAAGCAAACAGACCAATTGTATGATTCCACAACTCTCATGGCCGCAGAGTTAATGGCCCACTTCCTAGCAGGGAATACGATCAATCCAGGCCAACGGTGGGTGTCGTTTGTCAGTGATGATCCAGTTGCGCAGGAAGATGACGAGATTCAAGAATGGAATGAGGAGTGTCGGGATCGTTACTTACAGGCGCTCCGTCGCAGTCAGTTCTACGCGGAAGGACCTGAAAGTTTGATTGATTATGGTGGGTTTGGAACTGGATGTCTCCTACAAGAGGAGGCGCCCCAACCACCAAACTTTACTCTACAAGGTTTCCGTGGTTTCTACTTCCGCGCTGAAAAGATCGGTCGTTTTGTTATTGCTGAAGGTGGAGATGGTTTAGTAGATACCGCATTCCGAGAGTTTGCATATACTCCTCGCGTCGCTAACGACTTATGGGGACCGGACTCCCGTAATCCACTAGCCTTCGGTCTTAGTGAGAAACTTAAGGGGAAGTTGAAAGGCGCGGACGTTGACAAGAATGTACCATTCATTCATGCAATCTACCCCCGGCCGCGTGCTGAACAAGGTGCTGGGGCGCGTGGTATGCCTTGGGTTTCTTGTTGGATTGAACTAGAAACAAAACATGTATGCTACGAAGGTGGTTACCTGGTATTTCCAATAGCAGTTCCTCGCTATCAGAAAACGCCTGGTGAGGTTTATGGACGGGGACGGGGTGATATTGCCTTCCCTGATACCTTCACTCTTAACACCGCCAAGCGTATGGGATTCCAAGATTGGGCTTTGAAGATCCAACCACCAATTCTCTACAAACATAATTCAGTCATAGGATCGCTCAAACTCGTACCGGCAGGAGCAACCCCCGTAAACACAATGGGGCAGAGTATCAAAGATGTAATGATGCCTTACGAGTCTGGGTCCCATCCAGAAGTCAGTCACCTCAATGAAGAAGAACTACGTAAGTCAATTCGACAGATATTCTTTATCGACCATATCTTGAAATTGTTGGAAACTGAAAAGAGTGAAATGACCGCGTTCGAGTTTCAGAAGAAACTTCAATTGCTTTTCAAATTGATCGGTCCAGTCTACGGACGTTTGGAATACGAATTTCTTCATAAGTTGGTGGATGTAGGTTGGACCACGATGTTTAACGCAGGGGCGTTCTCTCCTCCACCAGCATCTATCTATCGAACTAATCGTGATGTAAAACTCGTATTCGAGAATCCCATCGCCCGGTCCCAACGTGCGGAAGATGTTGAAGGATTATCCATGGCAATTAACGATCTAGCGCCCCTCGGTCAAGTATTCCCACAGATGTTTGATTGGTTAGATCCGGATAAGACTACGCTTGGAGTGTTTCGCGATCGGGGTGTAGCTGCAAAATGGACACGATCGTTGGAGCAAGTTGAAACGTTGCGCACCGCGCGTCATCAACAGAACATACAAGAACAGCAAGCCCAACAAGTGGCGCAGTTTGCGGAGAGTGCTGGTAAGGTAGCGCCCCTCGTGAAAGTGTTGAGTGAACAAGGTGCTAGCTAATGTTGCAGAATGGCTCGCGCATCTCTGGCAGCCGCTTGACAACACACGTTTGTTGGGCGCTTACAACGTTACCTTCGGTAGTGAACCGGGGGCGCTCGTTTTGCAACATATGATGGATACTATCTATTGCACGGTCTATGAGGGGAGTGACCCTGTTCAATTAGCATACCATAACGGACGACGCTCGGCCGTTGAAGATATCCTACGGAACATTGATATGGCTCGTTACCCTAAAAAATATACTCTAGAGGAAAAAGAGAATGCTTCCTGACGCCTTAGTAGCGGAGTTAACTGATGATCTCTCTTATGAGGATAATGGCAAGCAGGTTCCTATTCGGGAGCATCCTTTTGTTAAGGAAGCGCCTGATTTTAAGACTTTTGCCAAAAGCGCCCTCGCCGCGCATCGTGAGGTTGGGGCGCGGGTGTCTCTTAAGGTTGATAGTTCCAAGCCAGAAGAAGTTGCCAAGTGGCGTAGTGAGAATCTTCCGAAACTCTACCAAGCGGGAGTTTTAGTAGCGCCTCCTGCATCCCCTGATAAGTATGAGATCACCCGACCTGAGAAGCTAGCAGAGGGGTTTGGATGGAATGATGCGAGTGAAAAAGAGTTTCGTGGGATTCTCCACAAACACAGCGCTAGCAATGCCCTTGCCGCAGAATTGCTCGCATTACATGAGAAGACGCTCCTCAATGCTAGCAAAGCTTTCTCTTCTTCAGTCGAAGAAGGTATGACCGCATTGAAGGCTGAGTTTGGGGACCAATTTGAGACGCGAATGGAGCAAGCTTCTCGGATCACTGGAATGATGTTTAAGACTCCGGAAGAAATTCAGTTGTTTGCTGATCTAGGGTTAGCGAATCATCCTGGTTTTCTTGCGCCGATACTACGGCTAGCGCCCCTCGCCGCGAGCGATAGTAGCTTCGTGGCTGTCAATGACGCTTCACGAGGTGGTGGAGGAGGTAACATGGAAAACATTCATGAGCAGGTACGCAAGGAAGTTGCTGATATCATGATGAATCCTGACAATCCTCACTATAAAGGCTATCATCGGAACGATCCTGCGGTGCAAGCACACATCAACTCGTTGTATGCGAAGATTCCTGGCGCGGACCAGAAGGTGACTATCTGATGCCATTGACCAAGAAAGGTAACACGATCCTTCACAAAATGCAAGGTGAGTATGGCAAGAAGAAGGGGAAGCAAGTTTTCTATGCTAGTATCAATGCAGGCAAAATCAAGGGAGCTCACTGATGGCTGACGAACATCGCCTCTACAACAATGTTGACATGGACCACCCATCAATCCGCGCCGCGATCGAAACAATGACCCGGCAGGGTGAGTCCAAAGAGAAAATCATGCGAGTTGTTGGTGTTCCTGGTGAGGTAGTCGACAAGCACCAGAAGTCAATGCCGAAAGAGGTTAAGTGATAAGTTTCTCTTGTATTAACAACATGCACGCGGGTTGTTACCTTCCGCAATGTACATGTTTATGTCATGAACCGGAAAGCCTACCACTAGGTCCGGTTCTCGTCAAGTGGCGTAACAGCACCCACGTAGTGGTGCAAGGAATGGGTCCGGGTTCCCCGGGAAGCCCTCCGACTTATCGGTCCGCGATAGTTGGAGAGAAAGATGTCAATTACTGTTGACCAAACATGGGTCTTACGCTTCCACGATCAGTTGTTTCTCACATACCAACAGATGGATTCCAGGCTTCGAGGTCTCCTCGATCCTGGAATGGTGCACAATGATGTAAGTGCTGCTATCGACCATCATGATCGTCTGGGCAACGTCATTGCCAACGATGTGGTGGTACCATTCGGTCAAATCACTGCTCTCAACCCTGTTCACTCCCGCCGGGCGGTTACTCTTCTCTCCTCGGAGGGCTCACTTCGTGTAGCAGACGAAAACACCCTCCGCGCGATGATTAACCCCCAGAATGGTTACATGCGGACGCTCGCCGCAGCTATGCAGCGTCGCTCTGATAAGCATATTATCGACGCTCTGACGGGTTCCGCGCAAACACAGTCTGTCGCTAGTGGTACGGGTATTCCATCCTACGGCTCCCAAGTGTTGCCTTCGGCGCGTTGGGTTACCAGCATCGCTGGTA